ATGTTCAGTCACTCGATGATATTGACATTGATTCAATCCTTAAGGATAATGCCTTAATTGGTCCCTTTGTAATTGTACTTTACTAGGATGCCTTATGTGCTTTGCTATGTCTTTGTTTGTAGTAGCTTATTTTATAGCGCAGATTGTAATTAACATACGTGAAATAATGGAGGATGACAACAAATGAAAATGCCCGCGCAGTTCATCAAAGCTTATAAAGAATTCAGCAAGATTGCTATGGATCGGACAACCCCTAGTAATTTCAGATATGTCTATTGTGCAATGCGTAGTCATACTGTGAAACTCTATGCTACTAATTCTATTTATGCGTTTCAGCTTATTATCTGGTTTAACAATGCTAATTTACCAGAACTTAATATAGCACTTGAACCAGATGAAAGCTGTCCGTTAAGCGGTTCTATTGAATTGAAGTATAAGCCTAGAGATTTAAGTGTAGAATGTGCTGCAGGTAAAAACACGCTTGTAATTGATTATGAAAAGGGTAACGATGTAGCAAAGCGGATTGGAATTCTTAATCGAATCATCACCGATACAGGCAAAGAAAAAGACGGCGTAGCATTTAACGTTAAATATTGCAAGGATTTGTTTACGGTGATTCATAGAATACAGCCGTCTACAGCTGTATCCATATACTCAGGCTCTAACATTCTTCATCTTTATACTGATGACCGGCATACTGATTATATGGCATCACTTAACGCCGTACTGATGGAAACACGCAAATAGTTTTCAACAAAGTTATTAACTTTTCAACATTTTCATTTATGGGGTAATTTAGAACGATTTTTTGTGTTACTATTTATTTACCGCGCGGTATTAAATTCATCGTAGAAAGGATTTCATGAGGGATACCATTCAAAAGAGTGTGACCACAACGCACGTTATCGGCACAGTCATGGACTCAAATCATAATTTCAAGCCGGTAGAGGTTGATTTCATCGGAAAGGTGAGTGAAACCGCTGCTATTCGTAAAATTAGGAGAACTGATAATACTTTCAATTTAACGAGCATTACCACTGAAAAGGCACTTTATAAGATGCCAATTTCTGAATTTGTAGAGCATGCTGAACGTATTGAGAATAAGGAGTAAATTATGTCGGAAGAGATTGTTGCAGTAAATAGTCAGTCAAATGTTCTTGGCGGCATCTATTCATCTGTGAATGCCGAAACGCAGGCGGAACGACTCGCAATCTATGATGCAGTATCCAATGCCGCACCTCTTGATGATGTAATCGGCACTGTTCTGCATGTATCCAATATAATCATGCAGCCGGTGGAAATGACTGATGCTAAGACTGGCGAGATTACAGAGCGCTACCGTATTGTTCTTATTGATGAGGATGGTACCGCATACGGCTGTGTTTCGTCTGGTGTTGAAACGTCCATTCGCAATCTTATGGCTATTGTTGGCCCTGCACCGTGGGAGCCAGCACTCCTGCTTAAGCCAGTTAAGAAGCAGGGGCGCAATGGCTATAAATTTACGACACTTGTTCATGTATCTTAGTAAGTGTTTCTAAAAGTTTGTCTACTGGGCCGGATTAATTCCGGCCCTATCTTTCAGGAGGTAATTAAATGGGACTGTTTTCAAACATCGGGAAGAAGATTACCTCCGCAGTACGTAATGCGCAACTGTCTATTGCCGAATCTCGCGCCAATGCAAAGATTGCACGGCTGCAGCGCAATGGTGTGCGAACTGGATCAATTAATCCAATTAAAGCACACATTGATAAGTCGGATGCTGAATCAGTACGCAGGTATACGGCTGACCTAAAGCAATTTAACAGCCGCAAAACGCAGTACGTTGCTGGAGCTGATGGCACTCCATTGCCAGCTAAATTATTTAAGGAATATACATCGCTTGTTAAGAAGTGGAATAAAGAGCATCTTAAATTCTGGCGCAATTTTGGCAGTAAGAAAGTAATTACATCACAAGGTGCACAAGATATGACTGTTGCACAATCATCTGCAACGACTACATCAAATGCGGGCTATCCATTTGGCGGTGTGAATTATCAGCGCTCTGTTGAGCCAGAAAAAATAAAGAGCGTGGCAGATTTACGCAGGCGCATGCAAATTATTAGAAATGAATTATCGCCAGCATATCAGGCGGAGCGAATGAATAAGCTGCGTGATAATCTTGATAAGGCTGCTCAAGTAATGAACGACAAGGAATTATCATCATCAATTCAAAAATTAACGCCCCGCCAGTTAGCTGCGCTTTCTGTACAGTCAAATTTTGTTGAGGTTCTTTATGCACAATTAAACGAATTTTATAAAGCTCAATCAGGCGAGTATGTAAACGATGTTGAATCATCAGCGATGACAGAGCATCTAAAGCAGACGCTTGCCAACATCGAACAAGCGTACCCGGCATGATATGGCCTACTTGCAATACGTGGCGGATTTTGAGACCACCACAGACGTAAATGATTGCCGTGTTTGGGCCTGGGCCGTTTGTGAGGTTGGTTTTACTGAGCTAGTGGGGCTAGGCAACGACATTGACTCGTTTATAGAATTCTGCATAGAGAACAACGGAGTATATTATTTCCACAATCTCGCATTTGACGGCGAATTTATACTAAGTTACTTGCTCAATAACGGTTTTACTTACAGCGATAAAGCAAAGAACAAAACGTTCAAGACGCTTATTAGCAATACAGGAAAGTTTTATCAAATGAAAGTTGTATTTGAGCGTCACGGCAATAAAAAGATGAACGCATGTACTTTTAAGGACTCGCTAAAGAAATTGCCCATGAGCGTGTCAGCGATTGCGAAAACTTTTGACTTGCCAATGCACAAGCTGGAAATAGACTATAACGAAACACGCCCGGTAGGTCATGAACTTACAAAACAAGAAGTTGACTACATCTCAAACGATGTAGGGATTGTTTCGCTTGCGTTACATCACCAATTTGAAACGGGACTTGAAAAACTAACGATTGGTAGCGATGCGCTTAACTGGTATAAATCAACCATTGATTTTAACTGGGTTAAGATGTTTCCAACGTTAACGCTTGAAATGGACGCTAATATCCGACTGGCGTATAAAGGTGGGTGGACGTATGCAAATCCAAAATACACTAGCGACAAATCAAGACCAGATTACGTAAATGGTGCTGGGTCGGTTTACGATGTAAATTCCTTATACCCTGACGTTATGTACAACTGCCCAATGCCTTATGGTAAGCCGGTATGGTTTCGTGGGAAATATAAAGAAGATGCTGAATATCCGTTGTATATCATGTATGTAACCTGTGCAGTTAAGTTAAAGAAAAATCATCTGCCAATGTTGCAGATTAAACGCAATCCGTTTTTCATCGAAACAGAATACATCACTGATTCAAAAGGCTATGTTGAGCTGGCATTGACCAGTGTTGACTGGCAGCTACTTACAGACCACTACGATGTTGATGTTTATTCATTTAATGGTGGTTATAAGTTTCATGCTATCAATGGATTGTTCAAGAATTATATAGATTATTGGATGCACGTTAAAAAGACATCAACCGGTGGTGCTCGTATGCTTGCAAAATTGATGCTTAATTCATGCTATGGGAAGTTTGCGACTAACCCGGATGTTACCCCGAAGATCCCCTACCTTAAAGAAAATGGCGCTGTTGGCTATATGCTTGGCGATCATGAAGAACGCAAACCAGTTTACACGCCAATCGGCTGTTTCATAACTGCTTGGGCGCGCAATAAAACAATACGAGCAGCACAAGCGGTATACGACAGATTTATGTACGCCGATACCGATTCAATTCATGTTTTAGGAACAGAACCAGTACAGAATATAGAAGTGCATCCAGTTAACCTGGGTGCGTGGAAACATGAAAGCAATTTTGATAAGTCAAAATATTTGCGAGCCAAAACCTACATTGAGCACATAACCTGTGTTGGGAAAATGGTAGACGGCTTGTATCAAATGGTTGATGTAGAACCATATAACGATGTTAAGTGCGCCGGTATGCCAAAGAATTTGAAAGAGTATGTTACGTTTGAGAATTTTAAGAGCGGCTTAACCCTGGATGGTAAACTCCTGCCTAAACATGTACCTGGCGGCATTGTTCTTGTCCCGCATACTTTCACCTTGCTTTAGCTGTGCATAAATGATATAAATAATTATGGTGGCGTGGCAGCTGTTCGATAGTGCGCACGGGTAGAGCAGCCACGGGTGAAACCGGCTATCCGGCGGGATGATTGGCAATCAAGCTATACAGGCTGCTCATGAGTCACTAATTTTCTAACAGCTCTCACGCTAACAGACGTGGGAGCTTCATTTGTAATTGGAGGGACTTATGACAATTGATGAACTGTACGACTGGCTGCGTGACCGATTGGAGGATGCCGACTACGATGAAGTTTCGGAATTTCTGACTTCATACGTGGCCGATAACGATGACTTTCACGAAGCCGCCGCCGCGAAAATCGCAGAGCATGAAGCTAATGAACGTGAAATGCAGGACGAAATTAAAGCACTTAAAGTTAAAAATTACGACTTGCTCATGCAGGTACCTGCAGAAGAGAAGCCCGCAGAGGAGCATGAAGAGGTAGAGGAAACGGGAGAGGTTACAATCGATGATCTGTTTGAAGAGGATAAGGAGGGCAAGTAATGCCTAGCATGACAATCAAAACGCTGGATGCGAGCAATGCGCAAATCCTGAATGCTGTGCGTGTTGATGCATCGCAGGCATATCAGCAGCGTGTTCCTGCCGCTACTCAGGGCGATATTACGGAATCTATCAACGCACTAATCAACTATCGACCCGCGATGAATGAATTTCTTGATGCACTCGTTAACCGCATCGGCGATGTGGTGGTTAAGTCTAAGATTTGGTCTAACCCCTTGGCGCAGTTTAAGCGCGGTATGATGCAATACGGCGATACGATTGAGGAAATCGCTACAGAGCTTATTCAGGCGCACCGCTATGACCCAAACAATTGTATGGATGACGTGTTTAAGTGCTCGCCGCCTGAAGTTATGGCAAACTTTCACACCATTAATCGTCAGGACCAGTACCCGCTGACGGTGAATGACACCATGTTGCGACGTGCTTTTCTGACCGATTACGGCCTGCAGGATCTTGTCGGCCGTATTCTGGAAACGCCTTATACGTCGGATTACTTCGATGAGTATCTCATCATGAAGAATCTCTTTGCTGAGTATGCTCGAATTGACGGCTTCTATAAGGTGCAAGTTCCGGACATTTCCACCGCTATCACCCGCGCCGATAAGCAAGATGATGCAATGGCAATTACCGAAGCTGTTCGCGGCATGGCTGGCAAAATGAAGTTCCTTTCTAGCAGCTACAATGCTGCCGGGGTTCCAACATTCACCAATAAAAGCGACTTGGTACTTTTCTGTACGCCAGAATTTAACGCCATGTTGGACGTTAACGTTATTGCGTACGCCTTTAATGCTTCCGCTGCAGATTTGACCATGCGTGTTGTTGAGGTGGATGATTTTGGTATTGATGGTTGTCAGGCCATTCTTTGCGATTCTGACTTCTATATGTGCGCCGATACTCTTATTTCGTTTGAGAGCATCCGCAATCCGAAATCGATGGGCTGGAATTACTGGCTCAACCATCACGGCATTTATTCCGTGTCTCGCTTTGTTAATGCTGTGATGTTTACAACTGAAACCGGTACGGCTACTACGGTGCCTACCATTACAACCACTGCATGTACCGTTGATTACGCTACACCTAAGGATGGCACTAAGCCGACCTATGCTGAAAAGGGCGGTTCTACGCGACTCGTTGCAACCGTTACCGGATCTGTTACCCCTGAGACTCCAGGCTATGAGGTACCGCAGGGTGTTACCTGGGCAATCACTGCAAACAACACTGGTGTTGAGAGTGGCGGCGTAACCCTTAAGAATGGCACGTTCATTGATGCTGAGGGTGTGCTCCATGTGGATGCTGATGAAACCGCTGAGAATGTAACCGTTACGGCAACCAGCACCTATATCGATCCTACTAAGGCTATGGGTTCACAGTCTTACAAGAGTGGTACACTTATCGTTGGTATTGGTAAGGCTTACACCACTGGTAGCGGTGCATAAGGAGTAAATTATGAGCGACTTCCCAGGCATTGCAGACGATATTTATAAGTATCAAAACATGTTTGATTATTCAGTCTGGACGCCCAACACATCCATTATGTGTTGCAACGTGCCTTGGGATTCCTCTTACCGCGATATTGTCCGATTTGATTCTGAGTCTGCCAGAGATGATTATTTTGCATCTCTGGCTGACCAGAGTTTTCACCTGGATTTAACGCACCTTGTATACCTGCGTTACGGCGAACCAGTAAGAATCAATGCGCCATTTAGTGCTGTTGCGCACTGCAATTATTTAGTGGTGCATAACCCCTTGCAGCCGGTACCTGGCCCAACATCACGTGTACCGGATACGTTTTATTACTTCATCAACGATGTTACCTACATCGCGCCCAATACTACGCAACTTATAATTCAACTGGATGTGTGGCAATCGTACTACCGGTACATTCATTTTGGCATGGCATATATTGTTAAGGGCCATGCTGGAATCGCAAACGAAAATGTAAGTGAGCATGCATCCTTGCAGATGTACCTTTCAGAGCCAGAGGGATTAGACATCGGCTCTGAATATGATGTTGTCACGCAGTCATTTCATAACCTCGCAGAATATACGGGTGATGCAACCACTAATCAACCGTGGGTGATTTTCACCTGCAGCGCGAATTTATCAGACGTTGACGGTTGGGGTGATAAGTCTAACCCCGAAATTAAAACATCAAGCGCACAATCTGTATTGGGCGGGCTTTCTGGCATTGGCTGCTATGCTGCACGTGTGAGAGATTTTAAAAATGTGATTCTTGGTTTGCGTGATTACCCTTGGGTAACGCAGTGCATCAACTACATTACAATAGTGCCTTCCATAATGGTTGAGGTAGAGAACGATCCTGCGTTTACTATTAATGGTGGCGATGTTTACTACCCAAAAGCGTTCAACACCAATTTTGACGAGGTTACTTTCTACAATGCCGATGCTCAATTTAACTGGGATACAGTGCTTAATGGTCGTTATGCGCACCTAAAGAAGTTTCAGACCTATCCATATTCGGCCTGGGAATTAACATCACAGGCAGGCGGCGATATAGTTCTGAAACCTGAATATGTAGGCGTCACCTTATCCGATGAAATTAGTTTCATTGTACAATCTTCAATTTGCCCACCAGACATACGCATGATGGTATACCCGCGTTCGTACAATGACATGAATATCGCTATCAATAATGTATCATGGGATGGTGCGGGTAATCACATCGAATCGCTCATGTTTGCTGGCGAAGCCTTAGATATGGCGCTCTGTATAACCGATTTTCCTCAAATTTCAATTGCCAATGATTCATACGCTTTATACATAGCGTCAACCCAGCATCAGCGCAGTTATCAATATCAGACAGCAGGTTGGGCGCAGCAAAAGGCACAAGCATCAGCACGCCTTGCATACAATCAAGCATCTAAAGCTATAAAGACTCAAGATGCCAATATGTACACGCAAAATGCCCTCACAAATAATCTTGCTGCTATTAGCCAGCAAACAACAATGGGACATGCTGGGTTGAATATGGCAGGGCAACTTACAAACGGCATTGCATCAGCTGGTAGCGCTGCCGCTGGTGGCGGCGCCGCCGCGGGTGCGCTTTCACTTGCTCAAACAGGTGTAAATACAGCATTCACAGGTATGGGCGCGTTGGTTGATGTTAACGCCACGGGCATGAGGGCCAATGAACAAATTGCCGCTAATACCATTATGACAAACAACAATTTGTCATTGCAGCGCTACAATCGTGATACCAATTACGATTATGCAATGTACGCTGCTAATGGGGATTACGAAAACGCTATTGCTGGTATCCTGGCGAAAGTGCAGGACGCTGCTATTACGCAGCCGACAACATCTGGTCAAATTGGCGGCAAGGTATTTAACTGGGCAAACGGCTACACAGGTATCTTGTTAAAATGGAAGCGCATTAAGCTGGGGGCGATTCGTACCATTGGTGAATACTGGCTGCGTTATGGCTATTACATTAATCGTTTCTTCCAGCCCCCACAGAACTTGAAAGTGATGAGCAATTTCTCGTATTGGAAAATGCAAGAAGTGTATTTAACTGATTCCGCCGATGGCGTTACTCGTGTGCCAGAAACATTTAAGAACACCATACGCGGTATATTTGAAAAGGGTGTGACTGTCTGGAACGATCCTCATAAGATTGGCAATATGGACCTCGCTAATAATGAGCCGGTAGAGGGATTCAGCTATGACTAGGAAAAATAAAAAGCGCTGGCAATCAGCCGAATTGAATAACGCATACTATCGTATGTATTACGAGCTGCTCGTTCAAATGAGCTGTGCTAGCTATCAGTGGGAGAATCTGCCAACTGAAATCGATGAGCGATTCTTGCAAATGACGCTCATCGAACGAGGCCTATCAGTTTTCTTTTATGATGCCGATTACGATGCGTTCTTTGCAACAATGGGCGCGCCCAATGGCAAAATCAACATGTACAATAATCCACTGGGATACATTGCATACGGCTCAAATGGTTTCAGGCGCACACTAAAATCAACCGAATGCGTACCGATATGGGCCAATTTCATGAGACGGCCTAATATCAATATGCTAGAAATTTACGCCCGCCGCCTTGCAGACATTGACCGCACAATCGACGTTAATATTCTTGCACAAAAGACGCCTATTATTTTGCGCGTGCCTGAACAGCTACGTTTAACTGTTGAAAACTTGATTAAACAGTATACAGGCAATGAGCCGGTTATAATTGGTGACGATTCCACACTTACGGGCGTTGAAATGCAGTATCTTGCACCAAATGCCCCGTTTATTACGCTTGACTTGCTCAAAGCAAAGACGGCTATATGGTCAGAAATCATGACATATATTGGAATTGACAACACACCAATCTCTAAGGCCGAACGAGTTCAGTCTGCAGAGGTGTATTCCAATAACGATCAAATAACAGTATGCCGACTGATTCAGTTGGATACAGTGCGGGCTGCCTGCAAAGAAATCAATCGTAAATATGGGCTTGACGTTTGGTATAACTACGCTAATGATATGAGTAGCAAAAACCAAATGTTGCTCGATGCTGCTAATCCTGATTTAGCGCTTAACGCGGGGGAGTGATGCATGATGGCACAGACATATATCCCTCAGGCATTATTTACCGTAACACTGGGCGAACTTATAGAATCTGGATATGATATTGGGTTGAGCCATTATCCAATATTTGATGAAGCTTACCGCGAGCCGCTAAATAAGAAAATCACAGACCACTATTATTTTAGAGAAATAGGCTTTGAAACGCCTGCACTCTTTCGCCGCTTCATGGAACGCCGCATGAACGAAATCATGGCATATTATAATAAGCTATATAAATCTGAACTGCTAGACATCAATCCGCTAATCAATTCAGATATGACAACCACGGGTGATAGTAAAGCAAATGCGACAAGCTCACGTGATTTTGAGCGCAACGAAACATCAAACACCACTGCATCAACCACAGCCACAAACTCAACCGACAACGATGCACGCACGCTTGTAAGCACCACCCCCCAAATGCAGCTCAGCGGTAATGAAGATTACGCATCGAATATCACAGATTCTAAATCCGTGAGCAACGCCACAAGCGACAATGAATCTAAATCAAACGCCGATGCTCTCACGCAGGATAAGACACAGGATGAATCGAACACAACTGAAAACTACATTACCCACGTTGCCGGTTTGTCTGGCATTACACAGAGCGCTGCATTAACAGAATTTCGTGATACATTTCTCAATATTGATATGATGGTAATCGAGGATTTGAGTACACTCTTTATGGGCTTGTATTCGAATTATATGAACGACTTCTAGGGGGTGATTAAATGTTAGCATCCAGATTTAGACCAGTGCTCTGTGGGCAAGTAGTAGATCCGCTCGTTTATGATGAAAATCTCACAATTGCACAGCAGATTGCTTGTTTGTATACATACTTTCATAGTATGGATTCAAATTTCGTAACTGTACAAACCTTTGAGGATTTTCTTGCAGCCCTGGACGCAGAGCAAGAAACGCAGACCGAAACGCTAGAGCAGTATACCGATGATGAGATTGCAAAACTGTATACTGCTCTCATGGCTGAAATTGATAAGCTCGTCGGTGGTCAGCTCATTTGGGACGTTACGCAGGGAGCGCGTGAAAATGATATTGAGACAATGCGAAATCTGTTCAATGATTTGACCATCCATGGACTAACAGTTGACGAGCTCAAGTCAGTCATATACCACGATGCTGCGCTTACAGTAGATGCTCTTGCAGACTGCGGCCTTAACGTGAGAGGTCTTGCCGTATGGGGTGGCGAGTATTTTATCCCGGCTGAAATGCCGGAGGGAATCATGTATACGGAGGTGTAATTAATGACCACTTATACCCCTAATTACAATCTGGACAAGTACGAGGGAACCGACAAGCCAAATTTGCGTGATCAGTACAATTCGGCTATGGACAAGATCGACACAGAGCTTAAAGACTTGGCTGATACTGATGTGCAAACATCCACTAATGTACTGAACCTGCAGAACCGCATGAATACGGCGGAGAGCAACATTACCAATTTGCAAGAGATTGCTGCCAGCCACACGCAACAAATTGCGAACAACAAAACCACGGCTGATCATGCCCTGTCATTAGCGCAAACGAACGAAAGCGATATTGCCAGCAATACCACCATGTTAAGCACCCACGCTGAAAGTTTGGCAACACTTGAATCACAGATGGCATCAACTATTCGCGACTTGAGCGAGCTGGGTACAAATGTTGAATCGGTGAACGTTCCAATAGTCTCCACTGTGCAAAATTGTGACGTTGCTGGTTCAATCGTCATTCGGAAAAATCCAAAATTGCATATTGCAAATTTTGGTGGTTTACTTAGCCTAACAAATAATACGGGGTCCCAAGTGATCATCAACGCTTTAACATTATCTACGGAAGTACCGGCTAATTTTAGGCCGGCAACTGACAGAACCATCATGGGGCTTTTAATGGGTTTTAGAAGCGTCACAATATCAGGAGTTCTTGCAAGCCGTTTTGCCATGTGGGACCCTAAGCTTACAACTGATGGCCGAATAGTCGCGTTTGAAAATGACCCCCAGACAATGGAAAACGGCGAAAATTTTTTCTTTGTGTTCAATCAATACCTATTGTTCACGAATGACTGGGGCACGAACTACTAAGGATAGAATATGCCGCTCTCAAACAACCAGCTACAATATGCAATGTATGTCATCGCCGAAGTTGAAAGTAATTGGAATTGGACATCTGTCTATTACACCGATCCAATCACAATTGGCATTATGCAGTGGTACGGCACGCGAGCAGCAGCATTGATTAATCGCGTGGAAAGTGAAACCCCTGGTTCGCTTTCCACGCTCACCCAGTCGTTACGCGAATCTCTTAAGTCATACGGTGTAGAGAACAATTACTGGAACCGCCGCTATTTAACTCGTGATGAGGGTAACTCAATTATTGCGTTTCTTTCGCCACAGTCCGCGCATGACACACAGCAGCGCCAATGTTTCGAAGATTTTCAAGAGTATGAAAGCATTCTTTCCAATTGGGGAATGAGCGCCGATAATCCTAAGCCAATGATTTTTGCAATGAGCGCTTATCATCAATCGCCAGCTAGATGCGGACGCATCATTGCGTCATGTGGTGGTTCAGCCACATTAGAGCGAATTTATACCACTACGCTCAATGATTCAGTTTTAGGACAGTACACAAACCGATACAATACAATTTATAGCCGCCTTAATGCATGGGATGGCACAAGCGCACCACCAGACTTTGGTCAGAATGGAAACATAGACACCACACCCGGCGGAGATACTGGGGGCATTTCCGAAGCGCTCAGTAAGCTCCGTTACATCATCAAGCGCGGAAATAATCTTTATTTGTATGGGCGTGACGAATACGCAAATGGTGTAATGTTTTACCCTCTGCCTGGTGATAAATGGTGGTGCGCCTTTAATGCAGACGGCACAACAATCGGTGGCGGTAATACCGGCGGCGGTTCAGCGTCTGGCAGTGCAGGGCAACAAGCAGTTGTGAATTTGATTACATCCTGGGTTGGTAGATTTAAGTATTCACAAGGCGCGGGGCGCCTTGATCCATTAACCAGTGGTTCCACTGATTGCAGTGGATTGTGCTGGTTTGCGTATCAACAGGCATGTGGTATTGATGTTGGAACCTGGACAGGTGAGCAAGATACTAAAGGTGCCCTTATCGCGTCAGGCAGTGGGGCTAACTTACCCCTGAGCAGTATGCAGCTGGGTGATTTGGTAATCTTTCTTTCTGGATCCCGCACTACCCATGTTGAGATGTATATTGGTAATAATCAACTTTGCGGCATTGGCGGTGGTACGGGACCAACCATTAAGCAAGATGCACAAGCATACGCAGCAGGAAACTACAACTGGAACAACTGGCATGTAAGGCGGTATTTATGAGTGAATCAATTTATTGGGAATCTCAGCCGCTACTCTCGCGTAATGCCGTGTTTAATTATGCTGTTGGTGGGCGTGGTACGGGTAAAACGTACAATTTTAAATACACGCGAATTAGGCACTTTATTAAAGTAAGGCGGTATTTATGAGTGAATCAATTTATTGGGAATCTCAGCCGCTACTCTCGCGTAATGCCGTGTTTAATTATGCTGTTGGTGGGCGTGGTACGGGTAAAACGTACAATTTCAAATACACGCGAATTAGGCACTTTATTAAAACTGGCAAGCAGTTTATTTATTTGCGCCGGTATAAAAGTGAGTTTGAGGATAAAGACACATTCTTTAATGATGTGCTAGACCGATTTGATGGCTATGAGTTTCGCATAAATGGGATGAAAGCACAGATACGAAAAGCGCCGAAAAGCGATAAAGACAAAGTACCGTGGGAGACCTGCGGTTATTTTGTCACCCTGTCAAATGCACTCACTAAAAAGTCTGTGCCTTATCCCAACGTTGATTGGATAGGCTTTGACGAATTTATTATCGACAAGGGAGCACTTCACTATCTTCAAAAAGAAGTAACTGCGTTTCTGGATTTCTATAATACTGTAGACCGCTTTCAAGACCGTGTGAGAGTGTTGTTCATGGCTAACGCCGTGAGCATCACTAACCCTTATTTCTTGTATTACCGGTTGTATCCTAGAAAAGATAAGCAGTTCGTAACATCAAAAGATGGATTTCACTGCATCGAATATATCAACAGCGAGAATTTCACGCAGCACGTGCTCAATACACGGTTTGGCCAAATGATCAAAGGAACGGCATACTTTAATTATGCCGTGTCAAATGAGTTTCAAGATGACAGCAATGATTTTATAGAGGTTAAGCCAAAAACGGCTCAGTATTTCGTTGGGTTGAAATTCGATGGGCATTTACTAGGTGTTTGGGTTGACTATGCCAACTCAATTTATTATATATGTAAGAAAGTTGCCAAAAACAAACTTGTATACACCTTAACAAGAGATGATTTTGCACCCAACATGATAATGATTGAAAAAAGCAATCAGTTAATCAAATCGCTCAAACGGTTATACATGTATGGATATGTAAGATTTGATTCAGTGCAGACGAGAAGCATCTTTAACGATGTGCTGAAATACTTAGGGGTTTAGGAGGTGACAAAATGAGCGAGTATGAAATGGTAATAAGTGCGATTAGCAGTGTCGGTTTCCCAATTGTGGCGTGCTGCTTTATGGCGTGGTTCTGCTTTCAAATGCAGGATACCATTAAAGAGCTAACAGTTGCAATCAAAGAGCTAACGGTTAAGTTCGATGATCACGTGGAGGAAGTGCAGCATAATGACTAGTGGAATTGAATATGCACTTGATCAAATCAGTAAGTACTGCGCTGATGATTCACACGGCTATGAACTGGGTGTGCGTGATTACAGTTTTGGGACTGATTGCTCAGGGCTGGCTCGTTTGTATGCTTGCCTGGTTGAGAGTGAAAACATCTCATATTATCCCGACATGAGCACCCGGAATATGCGCGATATTTTAGCGGGCCGTGGATGGAAATACACGGCATACACATCTTATGACGCAGCTCCACGTGGCGCAATGATACTAACAAACAGGCGTGGTCATGTTGTAATTAAGCAATCTGATTTTTATATCTTTGGTGCTGAGGGTAATTGGGATTGCGTTGCAGGTGATTCATCCGGCACCGAAGTTTGCCGCCGCGCCCCATATGAGTATGATTGGGACTGGGTTATATGGTGGCCCTATGCAGATGGCACCGAAGATTACAAACCTGCATCACTTGAAGTTGATGGGTACTGGGGCCGCGATACATCTATTGCACTTGCCAATATTTTGGGTACCCCTGCCGATGGCATTGTTTCTTCACAGTCTAATTATTGGCAGAGCCAGAATCCTGGTTTAACATCTGGATGGGAATGGGTTGAATCTAAGTATGCCGTTGGATCACAGCTCATCGGTGCAATTCAAAATCAATGCGGAATTGATGTTGACTATCTTATTGGGCCGAAAACAATAAATGCGATCATTAGTCGCTTTGGCTCAGGAATCCAAGACGGCCAGTTTGACAAGGAATCGCCGACAATTAAATCATTGCAGACTGCTGCCAATGACAGGCGGT